GGTCTGAGACATGGCGTTGCACGCCGCCTGGATGTTCGCCGCGTCGGCGCTGGTGCCGGTGGGGGTGACGGTGCGGACGGTGCGCAGGAAGTCGACCGCGTAGCCCGTGGGGTCGGCCGGGTTGGTGAGCCGCGTTCCCATGGCTCAAGCTCCGTAGACCGGGCGCGCTTCGATCGTGCCGGAGAGCGTCGGCGCCGTGCCGGCCACAAAGCTCTCGACGGTGACCCACACGTTCTGCCCGTAGAAGTCGAGGAATGCCGGCTGCGAAACGCCGATGGCTGCAGCCTGCAACGTGATCGCGCCCATCTTGTCGACGCTGCCCTGCGACGCGCGCCACACGCCGAGGGTGACACTGGTAGGAGCCCCGCCGACGACTCCAGAGCGCAGACGCACCTCGACCTTGCGGCCCGCGCTCGACAGGGCGGCGGTGGGTGTCGGCGCGCTGGTGCCCTCGGCGGCCTGCGTGGTGACGGTGCGGACAGAGGTCCAGGGGGTGTCCATGTGCGGCTCCGATCAGGTGGGCTCGAGGATGATGGGGACGATGGCGCCCGCGGGGACGCGGTAGGCGGCGCTGGGGCCGCACGACACGTCCACGTCGAACGTGTAGAGGTTGCGGACCCACCACATCGCGCCGTTCTGGCGCTGGGCGAGGCGCACCGCACGAACGGCCGTGAGCGGCGTGGACCCAGTGAGTCGGATGTAGGCGGCGGCGGTGTCGGCCTCGCTGACCTGCGTCGTCACCGACGAGTCGGCTACCGCGACGTCGACGGCCTTGCCGAAGCGGAAGAGCTCCTCGAGCTGGCTCATGGCCGCACCACGGTCGCGTTGATGCGCGACGGGTAGAGAAGGCGCGCGGCGTCGGCGCCGTTCGCCTGCAGTTGGACGATGGCCTGCAACTGACCGGCCTTGGTGGCCACGTGGCGCACGCGCAGGATCCGTTGCTGCGCGGTGCTGCCGTCGACCCGCACCTCGGTCGTGGTGTAGTCCGTCGTCGTCGGCCCACCGAACGCGCCCGGAGCGTCGTCGATGACCCGCAGCCGCGCCCACGCATAGGCAGGGACGATGCTCGACGCGCTCATGTGCACCGTCGCCTGGATCTCGACGATGTCTCCCACGACAAGGCTGCTCTCGAGGTGGTCGACGCTCGAGTTGGTCCAGGCCGCGGTGGTGAACGACGCGCCCGCGATGACGTTCCCCCAGGTGCCAGAGTATGCGGTCTCGCTCGTGCGCACGATCCCGTTCGTGTGTCGCGCGAGCGGGAGTTTGCCGGAGACGAGCAGGGCGAACAGGTCGCCGGTCGCGGAGTCGGCGAGGTTATCGTAGTCGACGTGGATCCAGCGGCCTGACGCGTGGGTGATGATCCAGGGGGAGAACGCCGTCGCCGTCGACCCCGACACGAAGCGGTAGACGCCGTTTCCGGGCACGATGCGGGTGTCCCCGTTTGCCGGGCTCGCGATGGCGGTCAGCGATGCCGGCGCGGCCACGACCTTGATCGGGTGGTTGCCGCCGAGGGAGTCGACCGCCGCCTCGCAGAACGCGACGCGGTTGGTGAGCGCTTGGTAGGGACCGGCGAAGGCTGCTCCGGTGGCGCCGTCTCCGTCATCGGGCACGACGACGGCCGTACCCTTCGTGGGGGTCTCGGTCAGTGTGTGGCTCATGCAGGCCTCTCGATCAGGGGACGAAGTAGGCGACGGAGTCGCCAAGAGCGACCCGGTCACCGTCGCTGGTCGTGCCGGTGCCGTCCGTGATGTTGCCGGTGAGGACGATGATGATTTCGCGGCACGTCGCGTGCGCCGGCTTCATGTGGCGAACGATCTCGCGCATCGCGGTGATCAGCGACGCGTCGCCAGAGAACCCGAGCGTCTTCTCGCCGAGCTTGGTGCCGTCGCCGAGCTTGAACGAGAACGTGGTCCCGAAGGGGTGCGGCTGGCGCACGACGATCGCAAAGTGACGCTGCTGCTTCGGGCCCGGGTAGCGGCCCCACAGCGTGCCAGCAAGGATGCCGGAGACGGCCTCGCGCACCTCGACGTTGGTCATCCCGAGCAACGCGAAGGCGTCGACGATGCCCTTGGCGGTGCCGGCCCACTGCGCGAGAGACCACCACGCGAGGAGTCGCGCACGGTACTGGCCGACGCTCTCCCCCGAGACGCGCGACCACCCGCGGAAAGCGCCGTGCTTCGCGAGCGCGTCCTCGGCGCAGAGCGAGAGCCACCGTTGCCGGCGAGCCTGTCGGGAGAGCGTGTCGAGGGCGTCCTTGAGCACACCGAGACCGGCGGCCCACGCCTCGCCCGTTGGCCCTCCGTGGAAGGCTGGGCGAACGCGCGCCTGGTACTCGCGGTACGTCTCGACGACGACGTTGGCACTCACGTGACCTCGGCGTAGGTGAGCGACCGCGACAGCACGAGGACCTCGTTGGCCCCTGCAATCAGGTCGTCGGTGTCGATCGCGTAGGTGGTGGTGCCATCGACCTTCTTTGGCGTGAACGAGACGACGCCAGGCGCGGACATGACGATCTCGACGAGTTGCACGACACGCATGCGCGCCCCGATGCCGAGCCCGTCGACGGTCTCCCCGTTCACCTTGATCGCCTCGCCGCGGAACCACGCGTCGAGCTGCGCGTTGATGTAGGCCTCTGCGGCCACGCGGGACGCCGCGCGCACGGTGACCGTTCCCTTGACGTAGGCCGTCGAGGTGCTGACCACGCTCGTACGGACCAGGATGCCGATCGGGCGCCGGGCTTGAATGTACGCGTCAACCACCGCCAGCGTCGCCACCGACGGAGCGCCGGTCGACGTAGCGCAGTACACGGTGACCGCGGGGTCGCCCGCCGTCGCGTCGGCCGTCGCGTCTTCGAAGACGCTCGCTCGGTTGATCGTCGCGTCTGCGTCGAGCGCCCACTTGATGTAGGCATCGTCAGGGCCCGTGGTCGTGAGCGTGGCCCACTTGGTCTTACACCGAAGGCGCAGCTTCTCGTCCGACTCGTCGTCCGTGCCAGCCTGCGTGATCCACGACGTCCCCGAGCTCGCCGAGAGCGAGACACCGGGGACGGGGGACACCATCACGAGGTCGGCCGCCTGGACGTTGCCGGAAACGCCCGGGGCCGCTGCCTGGATGGAGAACGATGCTGTGCCGAGCGCCGAGAGCGACACGGCGCCCACGTTCACCAAGATCACGTCGGGCGCGACCGCGCTCGAGAAGAGCAGCGCTCCCGCAAGCCACGACTGCGGAGAGCCGGCGGACTCCGTGAGGGTGACGGTGCCGATGGTGGGGACACCTGTGAGGCGGTGCTCGTCGAAGACGTCCGCCGCATGAACGGTCAAGACGTCGCTCGCCGCGTCGTCGGTGACGCCAGCCTTGGCCACGCCCGCGTTCTTCGCGGAGAGGTCGGCGAGCACGTCGGCGTCCGCGGCGAGCGTCGCCATTGGCTCGTCGGTCGGTCCCCACGAGGACGTCGGAAGACTGAAGTCCGGCCCGGAGAGCACCGCCAATTGCTGCGCGAGGACCTCCTCGCGCGTCATCGGGGTGGTGAGCTCGGCGTACGTCGGATCCGCCATGGGGCACGCTCAGGGGGAGAGGAGGAGGGAGACGGAGACCGAGGACGCCACGAGGACGAAGCGGAACGGCCCGGAGCCGAGTTCCAACGTGGTGTCGCAGGTGAGCCGGCTTGTGGTCGCTGCGAAAGTCAGGGTGACGTCGGCGCCGAGGACGCGCTCGTCAGCCTCGCACTCGGCGCGCAGCAGCCGCTCGTGCATGGGGATCCGCTCGGCGGTGATGCCCTCGTCGATGAGGCCGAGAATCCCGCTCTGCCCGAACCCGACATCAGGCGCCCACCACAGCGAGCCCTTGCCCACGAGCAGGCGCCGAGCGACCGCCACAGCGACGGCCTTGCCGCCGGAGACGCGCCGCCAGTAGGGGTCCATGTCGAGACCCGCGCCGCTCGAGACCGAGCCGATCGTGGTGCCGTAGTCCGTGGTCATGGGTCAGACCGTGACGCGCAGCTTGAGGTCGAGGTCGGCGTCGTCCGGGAAACACCGGGTGAGTCCCGACCCGTCGACACCAGAAACACGCACGTGCAAGGTCGTGTTCGCCTCGAGCTCGGACGTGTCGGCCGTGGTGAGCACCGCGCGCACCTTGCCGGCGGAGGCGGTGACGATCGTCGTCGTCCGATCGACCCACGTCGCGCCGTCGACGGAGGTCTGCACCTTGACGGCCGTCCACGTGGTGAGGTCGACGGCGACGCCGGCCGCGAGGCACTGGACGTCGATCTGCTCGGAGAAGCCCTTGCGCATGGAGTCGTCCTCTCGGTCGATCAGTCGAGCCAACGTCTGCGCGATCACGAGGGACACCGCCACGCGCCGAGGCTCGAGGATGTGGGTCGCTGAAGTCTCCGCGCGCTGGTCGGCCAACGTGAGCACGGGCGCCCCAATCTGACGCGCCGTCCGCGCGTCGGTGATGTTGGCGATCGCGAGCGCGGCGCCGAGGATGGCGATGGCGCGGAGGGGGGTGGCGCCCACGCGGACCGCTCGAGGACGGACCAGCGACGAGGACGTGCTCGCCGTTCCGAGAAGCCCCTCGGTCGCCACCGATAGCGGGTTCATGGGGGAGACCATGCCGAGAGTCGCGATCGATAGGGCGATCATGGGCTACACCCGCTGCACCGTGACCGTCCCGCTCACGTCGACGATCGTCTGCTCGATGTCGGTCCCGTCGGCGGGGACCTTGCGGCTCGTCGTGGTGACCACAAGCGGCTTCGTCGGGTCGAGGCCGGCGAGGCGGTAAAGCTCGACGAGCGCGGCACCAGCGCTCCCCGCAGCGTAGGTCCCCATCGCTGCCGTCCACGGATCGCCCGCGGTGCCAGCGGCATTGACCTTCTCGCCCATGCTCCCCGCGCCGTTGAACGACGCCGCGACCGCGTTCCAGACAGCGGCCGCGAGTCCCTGCGGCGAGAGTTCGGTGAACGGCGTGATCTCGGCCGACATCGACCCGAGCGCCGACACGGACCCGGTGACCGCGCCGGCCCCGGTGATCGACGCCACCGCCGACGCGAGGGCACCCAGGGCGGCCGTCACGTTGCCCGCGCCGGCGAGCGTTGCGGCGGCGAAGAGGGCGCCGGCGACGGCGCCGCTGAGCCCGCCGATGCCGGAGAGCGCGGCCACCGCCTGCACGATGAGCCCCGCCGCCGCGTCGGTGATGGCCCCCGACCCAGCGAGGGCGGATGCAGCGCCGAGCCCGCCGGCGAGGTTTGCGCCGGCGACCTGGCCCGAGCCAGTGATGGTCTCGAACGCGGCGATTCCGCCGGCCTTGATCGGCGGGACCCACCCGTAACCCGGCGCGTACCCAAGCGGCATCGCGGCGCGGGGGTCGATGCCGGCCTCACCGCTGTAGCGGTTGCGGTTGGCCCCCGACGTGCCGAACGCTGCGGGCATCGTGGCGGGGTTGCCGCCGAAGAACCGCCCGGGCGTCTTGAGGAGCACGCTGTAGGAGCCGATTAGCATCACCCGCCCCACCCGAAGTCGAGGTGTCCGTAGAACGCGCTCGAGACCGGCGTCGCGGCGCCCGCGTAGAGCAGCCACGCGAGGCACGCACCGTCGTAGACGCGAGGGAGCGACGGGAGTTGGTTCAGAAGGTCGCGCTCGGCGGCCACACCAACCGTGGTCATCGGGAGGGTGAGCAGCGGGCGCGCCAGCATCCACGCGAGCGTTCCCGAGACGTAGGACGCCGAGAGGTTGAGCTGCTGCACCGACTGCACACCGGCGTCGCCTCCGGCCAGAGGCATCGCCGGGCCGTACTTGCCCGCGCCGGTGCCGCTGTATGGGATGTGCCCGATGATCGGCGAGGTCTTGCCGGCGGGCAGCGTCGCGGGCGTCGTCCTGGACCCAGTACCCGCGCTGTTGGTGTAGGTGATTGAGAGGTTCGGGGTCGCCGCGCCGCACGCCGTGTTGCAGGTGACGATGGCTCCGACACCAGCCCCGTCCGTGTAGCGCGGCAGGTACGTCGTGATCGTCTGCGTGCCGGTGCCGTTGGTTGTGAGGTCGATGGCGGTTCCGGCGATGGCGTTGGCGCGGCTCGAGGCGAGCTTGCTTGTGGTGGCGCTCTGTCGGATCGTCCAGTAGTCGGTACCCGCCGAGAGGCCGCCGGGGAGCGCGCCGCCCGAGTTGGTCACACGCACGCGGGTCCGGTCCGCGATGTCGTACCCGGTGTGCGTGATGATCTCCGTCGTGCTGTCAGCCGTGAACGTGACCGCGTGGAACGTCGCCTGGTTGCCGGTGACGGTCGTCGTCGACATCGGATAGTAGCCGAGCAGGTCGACCAGCATCGCGATAGCCGGCATGGTCGTCGCCGCCGCGCTGAACGCCGAGGCGTTCAGGATGTGCTTCGTCGCCGTCGAGACCTCGCCACCGTGGTAGATGGCGCCGGTCGAGAGTTCGTCGAGCGACTGAAACGAGAGGTTCGTGCCGCCGTTCAGGATGCCGGTGGTCGGGTTGCCGGTGCTATGGAACAGGCAGTGCCACTCGCCGGCGACGTGAACGCCGACCGAGTGCGTGAGCTTGTTCCAGTCAACGCGGCGGAACTTGCCGTTGACGGTGACCTGTTGCACGAAGTCGTCGATCGAGGTGTAGCCCATAGGTCAACTCCAGGAGAACCAGGCTTCCCCGTTGATCTGCGCGCCCGTGACGTTGCCCGCGGCGAGCACGAGCCAATTGAGGTAGGCGTCGTCGTAGATGCGAGGCAGGGACGGCTTGTCGGTCAGGAAGTCCACCTCGACCGCCGCATCGACGCCGCGCAAGGACACATCGGCAAGGGGGCGCACAAGGACGAGCGTGAGCAGGCCGACGTCCGGAACCCCAGTGAAGGTGACGGACTCGATCGAGCGGACGCCGCTGTCGCCGTCCTGCAACGGCACGAACGGTCCGAAGCACTGTGCGGTGGCCTGCCCCGACGTCGCGATCGTTCCGTTGACCGTCTGCGTCCCGAGTTGCACGGTCTTCGACGTCCGCCCGGAAACCCCTCGGCTGTTCGTGTAGCTCACCGCGAACTTCGTCCCGGTGCCGGTGACGTGCGGCGCGGTGACGACCGCCATGATCTGCACGTTGTCGCCGTCGGTGTAGCGGGGGAGCGTGACAAAGTTGGCTAGGGTCTGTGCTTCGTCAACCACGCCCTCGTCGAGTACCGGGTAGTAGAGTAGGTAGTCGCAGAGGATCATCGGCAGCGGCACGGCTCCCGCCGTCTGCGTCATTGCCGTGATGCGGCGGAGGTGCATCGTCGCGGGGGAGACCGCGCCGCCGTGGAACAGGCCGCCGTCACTCGACTGTGCTAGCGCGGTCGACTGCAGTGGCGTGGCGGCATAGTAGTTTGGCTTAGGGTTGCCCGGCGACATCGACAGGTCGAGCCAGAAGCCCTGCCCCGTCGTCACCACGGGGGCCTTGCGCCACGTGGTATAGAGCACAGCCCCGTCAACGACGTCGCGCTCGACGATCTGCTTGAGGCTAGCGAACCCCGCCACCGCCCTGGCCCTTCATGGCGACGCGCATCTCGGCGACGATGGGCCCGCTGCACGAGCATGCGCGCACGACGCGCACGACGGCGCCGTCCCGCAGGACGATGACGGCGAGCTTGCACGTGGCGCAGGCGTACACGGTCAGTCTTCCGTCACCGTGAGCGCACCCGCGGCGAACTGCGGCTGAATCAGGTTGGCGACCGAGAGCGGCGAGTTGAGTGCGCCGGAATACAGGATCTGCCCTGCGCCGGAGACGAGGGTCCCGATCGAGACGTGGGTGATCGCGTTCGTGCCGCCGGTGCACTGTGGGAATTGCAGGAGCGCCGAGTTGGTGAACGATGAGCCGCCGTCGGTCCACGCACCCGTCGCGATGGCGATGCGGGTGTAGCCCGTGTAGGTCGCCTCGCTTGTGGTCTGCGAGCCGCCCTCGCCGGGGTCGGCGGTGTGAAGGGCGAGGTAACGGTTGGCGTTAGCGCGCCACGACGGGTCGACCCCGGTCAATACCGCCTTGAGGACGTCGTTTTCGGTCGTGTTGCTTTTGGACATCAGGCCCCCGTGGCGAGGTTCGGGATGATCAGGACTCGTTGCGGGCTGCTGCCGTAGGTGAGCGTCACGTACGCGGCGGCCGGCGGAGCGGCGTCGAAGAACGCGAGCGCCACGGTGCCCACGCTCGACGGGACGGCCGTGAGCAGCGCCTTGAGCGTTGGCAGCCGGACCATGCGCCGGCCCGCGGTGATGCTGGTGATCGCGTCGACGGTCGCCAGCGTGTCCCCGGCGAGGCCAAGTGTGCCCGTGAGCGTCACCTTGGTGTTCTGCGACGACACGTCGCACGCCACGTCGACGAGCCCGAGCCCCACGAGGGCGCTCACGGCCTCGAGCAGGCCGGTCGTGGAGATCGTGCATGCAGCAACGGCGGCCATGTGTCACCCGGTGAGCAGGACGGAGGAAAGCGCGGTGAACGTGGCAGGGGACTCGGTGACCAGCGTCACGCCCTGGAGTCGAGCGGTGGGGAGGGAGACGCGGCCGGCGAGCTCGGCGCCGTGCTCTCCGCCGAGGGTGCCTTGGGTGGAGTCGACGGCAAGCACGTGGACGCCTCCCGCAGACGCGGCAGCCGTGAGCATGTCGACGACGCCCTGCATGAGCGTGCGTGTTGCCTCGAGTGTCGCTACGGAGGCGGCGAGGTCGACGTTGGCCGAGAGAAGAGGGGTGGGGATGGCTGCCACGATCAGCGGCACGGCGGCGACCACGCCGGCAGCGGCAGCGGCAAGGGATGCCGCGAGCGCGACCGGGTTTGGCGGGCTCGAGATGATCGCGAGGTTGCTGGTGATCTGGGCGTTGAGCGCACCGATGCGGCCTGCGAGGTCTGCGAGCGCGGGCGCCAGCGCGGGGAGCGCGAGGCCGATCGAGAGACACGCAGCGCCGACCGTCTTGGACCCGAGGTAGGTGACCGCCATCGCTACGCCCCACGCACCTTCTTGGCGCTCGACGCCAGGATGTAGCCGGTCACCGGCATCGAGATCGGAAGCGGCGCCGCATAGAGCGCTTTGACCGTCGCTGAGTCGACCATGGCCACAATCGCGTCGCCTTCGTACGCGGTCATGCGCTCGCCCGAGAGCTTGATCGTGGTTGCGGTGACGGTGAGCTCCGTCACGCTGGCCACGTCCCACACGGTGGCGATCGGCGAGGACGCCACGCCGGCCTCGAACTCGACGAGCACGCGGGAGCCTGCGGCAACCTTCGCCGACACCCCAGGCACGCCGTAGCGGATCGGGACGCGTGTGAGGGGCGGGAGCTTGCCCGAGTAGGGGACGAGCTCGAGGGTGCCGTCGGCGTTCTGTGAGACGACGCGGGCGGAGTAAGCAGCCAGGAGATCGAGCCGCTGGCCGACGATGCGCTCGACGAGGGCGCGAACGGTCGCGGCGAGTCCGCGCTCGGCCCCGGTGTACCACCACGCCTCGGACCGGAGCCCCGCAGGGCGGATGCGGTGCCGCGCGAGGCCGACCTTGCGACCCGAGACGGTGACGCCCGCGTCGAGGGAGAGGTCCTCGCCCGCCAGGTCGGCCACGTCCTCGTCGCCGCGATTGTCCTGCACCACCGCCGTCGAGGTCACCGTCGGCCACGTCGCCGGGCCCACGTACACCGAACCGTCGGGGAGCACGCGCCACAGCGCCGCGGGAGCGTAGACGCCGAGGATGGCGTCGAGGCAGGCACCCGCGGTGCCGCCGAGGCGGACCCACACCGGGACCGGGGTCGCCAGCGTGGTCGCGTCGGAGGTGGGCGACAGGGTCTCACCCACCGCGGAGAGCAGAACCGAGACGACGGTGCGGAGCGTCGTGGAGCGGTAGAAGGCCGGTCCGACGACCTTGCCGAGCCCGCCCTTGCCGCCGACGACGCGCGCGCGTTGGCGGTCGTTCCAAGACTGCGACGTGACAACGGTCCCAACGAGGGAGAGGCCGGCGCCAGCGAGGGTTAGCGTCCCGGTCGGTGCGGCGTCCGCGTCGACCTCCAGATCCGCCGACCACGGCCCACGCAGGGGCCGCGTGATGGATCCGGACAGCACCGGCGAGTCGCCAAGGGTGAGGAGGGCCATCGGCGGGTCACGGCTTCGCAGGGGTCGCGCTGGGCGGCTGCGGGAGCTGAGGCGAAGTGGTGGATGGCGGAGCGGCGCCAGCGCCACTCGCCGAGAAGGTGTCCGCCACGCCGTTCAGGATGTCTCCCTGCAGCGGCTTCGAGACGTTCAGCTTGAGCGGCGGCGCGTACTGGATGCAGTCGATCGTGACGACGTAGCCGAGCGAGTCCTGCCGCTCGGGGCCTTCCATGTCAAGGAAGACTGCGGCCGTAACCCCGCGCGCGGCAAGGCGAGGATGCCGCACCGCCACGGGCGTGCATGCCGTCTCGCGCGTTGTGACGCCGCCAACGGTCTTCGTCTTGACGACACCACCCATCGACTTCTGCACGATCTTCGTCGCGAGCTCCTCGAGGATGGCGTAGCCCTCTTCGGCGGTGGCCTTCTCGCTACCGCCTTCGTGACCGGCCCGAAGCTCGATGGTCCATCGCGCGAGCTTCTTTCCCTGGAACGTGAGCGCGGCGCCGTTGATACCGGGGCCTTCCTTGATGTCGACGTTGATCCCCACCTTGAGGTTGCGCACCTCGCAGACCACGAGCGTTGGGTCGACGAGGATGCCGGCGATCTCGACTTGATCGCCGAGAGCGCTGTTCGGCGGGAAGGCGTGTCGCGTGGCCATCGGTGCGGTTCATCCTGCGGCGGCAAGTCGATCGAACGCGCGCCCGAGACCGCGCTCGACGCTCCACGCGAAATCGTCCCGGTCCATGTCCCCGGTCCCGCCGTCGACGTGGACGGTGACCTGACCGACAGACGGCCCGGTGCGGTTGTTGGCCACGTTGCTGATCGTGTTGCCACCGATGCTCGTCGATGCGGCCACCGTGGCGGCACGCTTCGAGTCCTCGATGCTGGCGACCATGACGGCGCGTGCGTCGGAGCTCTCCGCGGCGTAGCCCTTGCCGAAGCCCTCGGCGGTGTAGCCGCCGATCTCCATGAAAACCTTGGACGGCGACGCGATCCCGAGCGCCTTCTTGGCGGCGGCCGGGAGAAGGTCGAGCAGGCCCTTGATGTTCTTCAGCAGGTTGGCCCAGGCGTCTTTGATGCCTTGCCACAGCCCGTCGACGATGGCCGTCCCGAACCCGAGCGCCTTCTTGCCCAGGTCCGCGAACCACGCGCCGATCGTCTTCACCGCGTTGATCACCCAGTTGGCCGCGCCGACCGCCGCCACACCGATGCCGACGATGGGGACGAGCAGGCCGGCCACCGACGCGAGGAACGTCGTGGCGATGGCGCCTCCGCGCTTCACCTCGGCCCACAGGAACCGAATGTTGTCGCGGAAGCTGGTGACGCCGTTGACGATGAACAGAATGGCCTTGGAAATCGCCGCGGTCGCCGAAACGATCTTGGGCACCGCGTCGATGAACGCAGCGAGACCCTTGGACAGTTTCTCCATCCCCTCCGGCGTGGCGAGAGACGCGAGCGTCTGCCCGATCTTGACGAAGGCGGTGTTGAGCGCGCCGATGATGCGGCCCGCGTTCGGGCCCTTGGGGTCGAGGTACTCGAGCACCTTGCCGAGCGACGCCTTGATGGGCGAGTCGTCGGCCGTCATCCGCATCACGAACTGCGACGGCAGGTGCTTGAGCCGCTCGATCATCCCGGTCGTAGTGTTCGCGAACTTGCCGAGCTGCTCGCCGGCCTTGCTGCTGTTCGTGCGCTGGTTGATCGCGTCGAGCAGGCCGATGATGCCGACGTTGGCGTTCACCTGGCCGGAGCCGATGATCGCCTCGACCTGCTTCGCGTTGCGGCCGATCTTCTTGCCGATTGCCTCGTAGGCCAGCGTGAGGTTCAGGCCGCCCGCACTGACCGCCGCTTGGAAGTCGGCGAGGTCGAGCTTGGCCTTGCTCCGGATGGTCGAGAACGCCGACCCGAGCGAGTCGATGTTCACGGTCGGTGTCACGAGCTTCAGGTCGCCGAAGCTCTGCATGATCTTCTCTGCGTCGCGCTGAGACCAGCCGCCCGCGAGGAGGTTCTGAAAACGCGTGATCGCCTCGGTCGGGTCTTCGCCGAAGAAGTGGGCGAAGTCGACGAGGCGACTGTAGGCGCCTGCGGCGGCCTTCTCGCTCTTGAGCAGCGCCGAGAGCGCGATGCCGGAGCGGTCTTTGAATCCTTGCGCGTCGAGGACGAGTCCCTTGCCGGTCTCGGCGAGGTTGACGCCGAGCGCCCACGCCTTCGAAAGCGCGACGTACTTTGCGGCCGTGGTGACCGCCGCCTTGCCGATCGACTCGAGGCCCTTCGTGGCTTCCTTGCTCGCGATCTTGCCGGCCTTGTCCGCACCCTTCCCGATCTCGCCGAGCATCTTGACGATGCGCTTGCCGTCGGGCGTCACCTTGTCGGTGAGCTCGAGGGCCCACTGCACGGACTCGGTCACGGGTCACCTCGTGCGGCGCCGGGATGGCGCGGATTGCTTGCTGGTGAGGAAGCCTTCGACAAGGCCTCGAAGCACGCCAAGGTCGACGCGCGCTTGCGCCTCGGTGGCCGCGTCGGCCCATGCGTACGGGTCGAGGTCGTCTTGGCCACGAGAGACGAGGATTGCTCGGGCCAGGTGGTAGACGCGCTCGGCTTCGCGGCCTCGGCTTACGCGGGCCCAGGCTCGCTCTGCGCTTTTCCCGCGGCGGCTCGGATGCTCATGACCGCGTCGACGACCTGACCGATCACGGGGATCCAGATGCCGAGCAAGGCATCGTTGAGATCCTGCAGTTCCTCGGGCGTGTGCGACTCGACGACGCGCACGATGAGGCGTTCGGCGGCGAGTTGCAGTTCCGCGAACGAGGCGCCGTCCTTGCGCGCCTCGACGCTGAGCTGCACCGCCTCGAACTCCGCCCACTCTCGGGTCGTGGGTCGACGAAAGTGGAGTTCGTGTCCGGCGACGGTTGCCGTCCAGATCTGCGCCCCACCCGCCTTGCATTCCGCCAGCGACTTCATGCGATGGGCTTCCCGTTGCGAAGGATCTTCAGCACGGTGGCCTCGACCTTCACCTTGTGGGCGTCGGGACCGTCAGCGGCGCCGAGCTCCATCTTCTTCAACTTGTTCACGTTCGCGCGCATGGTGATCGTCGGCTGCCCCGGCTCGGAGATGACCCACACGATCGACCCGGCGCGCTTCATGGGAGCGATGCCCTTGGCGTCGCAGTCGGAGCAGAACCCTTCCCACGCCGAGAGCAGCAGGGTGAGGCTCAGGCTGTACTTGTTGCGACCGCGCGTCGCCCCGATGGGGTCGGTGCTGGAACCGTACTCCTCGGCGTCCTCGGTCTCCACGGAGAAGGTGACCTCCGTGGTCCCTTTCATGCGGAGGCCGTACGCGCGCACGTCGTCGCTGACGTGCGAGTAGAGAAAGCCGGGTTCGATGTCGGGAGGCAGCGGCATGGGTCAGCCCTCTAGGGTGGGGAGAATCAGGCAGCCGCCGAGACGGTCGCCCCGGTGAAGCCGATGGTGAAGGCGATGGCGGTGGCGTAGCCCGCAGGCTGGATCGCCGCGGTGCCGGTCAGCGTGCTCGTGGTGAGGATGGCGTCCGTGCGATTCACGCGACTCGCCACGCTCGAGACGTGCGGCTTGCCCGAGCGACTCTTGCTGTTGACCAGCGCGTCGACGAGCTGCTGCGTGATGTCCTCGTCGATGTGCTGCGCCTCGGTCTCGAGAATCTTGCCGGTGGTGGAGTCGGCAAGGATCGTGTCGTCGACGTAGCGCAGGAGTCCGTTGCGGAGCACCTTCGCGCCACGGTTGACGACACGCAGACGCACGATGATCGAGTAGTCCGACCCCACGCTCGCGAACGTCGGATCGCTCGCCGCGTAGAAGCCGTTTTTTCCAGCCCACGTTCGGCACGTCAGGTAGCGCTGCCCGGTGGACCCGCTGCCGAGTCCGCCGGTCGTACCCTCGTCGTGCTCGATCGAGAGCAACGTCGGGAGCGGGCCGGAGTCGACGCGAGAAATCTTCTCGGAGATGTCGGCGACGGAGAGTCGCTGCAGGATGCGCCAGCCGACCGGGCGTCGGGTCACGCGCTGGTCCACGACGCTCTTGATGCGCCCGTAGCCGGCCACGATGGCCATGCGCTTGTGCGCGAGTGCCTGCGCGGTGGCGCCGGTGAGGGCGCCGCGCCACGTGGCAAGACCCGAGGAGTCGGCCGCGAGGGGGCGTGGGGCCTCGATCAGGTGCAGGGTGTACTTGTAGCCGGTGGACTCGAGCGTATCGACCTTCGCGGAGACCGCGGCAAAGGTCGTAGCCATGGCGGTCACGCCGGCGGCATCGTCCACGCCGCGCGGGCGCTGGACCACGTAGCCGATCCCGAAGTCGGTGCCGGCAGCGAAGACGGCGTCCATCCCGGCGGTGATCTGGGCGTCGGAGTGCGTCGGCTGGGCGCCGGTGAAGGTGTAGACGTTGTCGGTGGCGTACGAGCCGACGGCGAAGTTGAGCGTGACGCCGCTGTTGTCCATGACGTAGGTGGCCGCGGTGACGATGTCACCGCTCCACGTCGCCGCTGTGGGGTTCGCCGAGTCGTAGTCGAGCGAGTAGCGGAACGTCGCGGTGCCGCGCGCGCCAGCAGAGCGGATCTCGACGCGGCCGAGGAACTCGTCGACCGAGTTGCCCGTCAGGGTCACCGTGGGCGGCGAGGTGCCGGCGGCGGTGACGGACGAGAGGACGCCGGCGGTGGCCGCACACGGGACGGCGACGACCGGACCATGACCGGGGGTCGACATGAGCTCGGCGACGAGCTGCGCAAGCGGGCCGTAGCCGAGCTGCGTCACCACGTCCGCCGGGCTTGCGCCCTGGAACGAGTAGAGCGTCCCGGTGGTGCCGAGCGTGCAGTAGCCGTAGACGACGATCAGGTTGTCGGTGCTCTCCGCGGCGACGGGGAGTTGTCCTTCGCGGAACGCGACGCTTGCGCTGCCGATGGCCATGGGATGAGTCTCCGGGGGCGTGCGGGGTCAGCCGGCGCGCGGTCGCGGTCGGCGAGTGAGGAGTGGGGCGAGTCAGCCGGTGGGCGGTCGCAGAGTGCCGTCGTCGGTGCCGTAGGGGACAGCCGTGTCGAAGCCAACCGCAGTCACCTTGACCGGCTCCACGCCTTCGGAGTCGATCGGGAGCTCGACGAATGGAGCGAGGAAGGTGCAGGTGAGGATCACGTCTGTCTTCTGGGTCGCGGGCTGAGAGCTCGACTCCGGCACCGACCACGCGTCGAGACGGAAGCCGGCAGCCTTCACGCGTCGCGCGGCCGAGGCGAACCACGCCGCCATCTTCCACGCCTCGTCATGCGTCTTCCCACGACAGAGGACCTGCACGGACCACTCGACGTGCGCGAGCACGCGAGGGCCGTGACCGACATGTTTGGCGCCGGTGAAGGTGCCGGCCTGCGGGCTCCACTCGTAGTGGACCGGGCGCCGGTTGGTCGACTGCTCGAGGAAGTAGCTCGGGATCCCGGTCTTCGCCTCGATCATCGCGGCGATGGGATCGAAGATGTCCGCTTTCGGCCCGAGGTAGTACTGCGGATCGGCCACGGGTCACCTCGCGCGACGGACGCCCTTCGTCGACATGAAGGAGCGCCATCCGATGTTGAGCGCCTTGGCGATGACCGCCGCCCACGGCTTCGGCACAGGGCCCTTGGGGGCGATCCGGCGCGGCTTGCCTCCCCACCGCTTGCGGGTCTGACCCTTGCTAGCGTTGGCGCTCATGCTTGCAAGGAACTCGCGCGTCGACGCCTGGCGGACCTTGCGCCATCCCGAGTGCTGCGGGGCGAGGTAGGCCGGCCCGGCCACGACGAGTCGGATCTTGCCGTCTTGCACCTCGGCCCGAACCGAGGCTTGCGCAGGCCAGCGGAGCGCTCGCCCGTCCTTGGTGGCGGGCCAGCGGCGCCCCGACGGAGCGGTGGCCGTCTCGCGCGCGCGCGCGCCGAGCTTGACGATCGTGTCGCCCGCGATGCGAGGAGCGATCCGCTTCGACAGGGCGCCGGTAGCGAGCGCTTGCGCGCGGGCGAGCATGGCGCGGAACCCCGCGCCACCGGTCAACCGGAGGCTCACGCGATGGTGCGGGAGACCGCAGCGCGTGCCGCGACGAGATCGGCCTCGGCCTTCTCGAGCGCCACGGTGAGATCGTTGACGGCCTTGAGCGCCTCGTCGCGCTTGGTGTTCACCTCGGCGACAGCCTTCTTGGCAGCGTCGACGGCGGCGATCGGGTCCTTGGCGGGCGTGTCGGAGTTGGCCATCACCATCCTCGTAGCGGTTCGGTGTAGATCTCGGTGCCGGTCTTCGTGACCGTCGGAGTGGCGTCGACGAGGCCCACGGGCACCACGAAGCCGCGCGCCACCTGCTCGAGGTAGGTCCGCGCTGCGGTGTCGCGGTCTCGCCACACGAAGTTGTTGGGGTCTTCGGGGTTGTGCCCGATGCGCACGCACATCACGTCCCATGCCGCCATCTTGGCGACTGCGGACTTGATGTCGGCCCCCCACGAGGTGAGGGGCAACTTAATGCGCCCGCTCGACTGCAGGATCGACCCTGCGGTTTCGGTCGCCGCCGTGAGGATGGCGGTGAGGGTAGCCGCCGGGATGTCCGCGGTCACCGCCTCCGAGATCCCCAGTACAGCAAGATCCGCCGTGGTGGCGAGCAGGACGCCTCCGGCGGTGACGTCCGTAAGGGACATCGACTCAGACGGCCTCGCCGTCGAGCGAGAACGTGAACGACGGGGTGGTCCCGCCGATCGTCGCCTTCGGGCGGATGTAGCGGTCCATGCCGGCCGCGCTGAGGCGCTGCGTGCCGGTCGTGGTCTTCTGCGTGAAGGTCATGAGGGTGCGGGCGTTGGTCGCGAACGTGGGATCGTCCGAGGTCTCGACGATGACGTCGAGGGTCGGGGTGGTCCCGCTCGCCGCGGTCACGTTGAGCGTGAGCCGGAGACCGAGGCGGTCGCCGACCTCGAAGATGTCGCCGGTTGCCGTCGCCGTCTGCGTCTGCAGGGGGAACATCGGCGCGCCGGTGACGTTGGCGAACTTCCCGTTGCTCATGGTGAAGCCGGAGACCGGCAGGAGGACTTGAGAGGCCATCGGACGTTGCTCCCGGGGAGGGGTTCAGGCGCCGACCGCGGCAATCACCGCGTCGGCCTCGCGCCGGTTCAGCCCGGCGGTTTTCATGAGCTCGTCAGCTCGGGCGCCGCGCACGTCCTCGTAGGTGAGGTACCCGGCGGCGATGAGGAGGTCGTATCGGACGATCGTCGTCGGAAGGGCCGTGCCTGCGAGCGCCTGCTGCTGCCCACGCAGCGTGAACCACGCGGCGTCGGCGCCCTTGCTCTTCTCGAAGAGCGCTTGCAACAGGTAGTAGCGGCGTGGATGCACGGCCTCTCCCTACGACGACAGCGGCTCAGAGACCGCCGGCGTTGTGGCGGATCTTGACGACGCCCGGCAGGTTCTGCCCGGGGAGCCGGATGTAGCGGTGCGCCACACTGTAGAGGTGCGAGGCATAGATCATGCTGTCGTTCAGCGGCACGGGGACCGACTGCAGGACGCCGGCGTACTGGGCGTTGTACCAGAAGACGAGGCTGTTCTTCTTGAGGAGCAGCGACGTCTGCTTGGTGATGGTCTTGAACACCCACGTGTTGTTCGCGCTGGCGGAACCGGCCGCGATCGAGAGGGTGATGCCGAGCTTTCCGCCGGCGGGGTCGAGCGGGTCGAGGAGCTCGACGGTCGCGCCCGAGGTGTAGGCGTCGTCGGCCGTGAAGGTCGCGCCGCCGTCGATCGAAAGCTTGAACTTCCACGCGCCGAGCGCGCCGGTGGTGGTGCACGCGATCTTGATGTCGGCCGGCCGCACCGGGCCGGTGATGCCTTCGCGGTTGGCCGAGGTCGCCACGGTGATGGTGGGCGGCGAGGTGCCGGCCGACGTGACCGCGGTCAGCGAGCTGTTGTCGGTCGGGAGGCGATCGCTCACGATCAGCGGCTTGCCGAAGATGACGGGCGGGATGCCGGGCTCGTTGGGGAGGACGAGCAGCGGGCGGCCCACCGCGTCCTTGAGCTTGAGCAGATCGATCATGGTCGCCGACGAGACCGCGATGGCGGCGATCTCGTTCAGACGTCCGCGGTCGCGCCAGAGGCCGAGCGAGGACACGAGCACGTCGTAGTCCATGTTCTTCGGCGTGGTCGACGAGTAGACGTCGTACACGAGCTGGTTGTTGCCCGCGCACGCGGCGTCGATGATCTTGCGGTCGCACCAGCGTTCCGCCGCCTGCAGCACCTGGCCCGCGTAGACCTCGTACGGGGAGCGGCCGGGCACGGGCACGGAACCGGCCCACGTGGTGAGCTCGAACCCGAGGGTGCCGCAGTCGATCGTGCCCTGCTCCTTCGACATCGACGACGCGGTGGCGGTCGCCGGGGTGCCGTCCGTGCGCGAGACGAACTCGCCGAGACTCCCGAAGTAGGGGACGCTGACCGTGCTGCCGATCTTGTCCGGGCCGGCCTGCGGGAAGCTCCCGTTGACCTGCACGATCCCGAGGTTGACGGCCTCGGCGCCCATGAACGCGGACGCGGAGGCGAAGGCACCATCCACGGCCTCGGCGAAGAGCTCCGGGATGATTTGGTTCGACTTGGTGATGGTGGCCATGGGCTGCTGTCTCCGTGGTGAGGGCGTGACGGACCGCGCCACGCGCTCGGGGCGCGCCGCGGAGTTGGGGACGGTGGGTGGCCGCGGGCTCAGCCCCGCATGGCCTCAGGGTCAGGCGGCGGGCGGACGCGAGGCGGAGCGCATCTGCGCGAAAAGCTCGGGGGCCTCGGCGTAGAGGCTTTCCTTCTCGGCCATGGTCAGCGTCGAAAAGTCGCGACCCGCCCACTTGAGGTGCGCGGGGGTGTCGTTGGCGTCCTGCTTCGGGGGCATGCGCACGCTCGTGGCTGCGGGGATGCGGGGCAGCGCGGACACGAACGACTCGAGCGCGACGTGGGCGCGGGGGTTGGCGCCGATGGCGGTCGCGAGGGCGCGGAGGTGCGGAAGCGCGGCGGGGGTCACCCGGCGATCGGCGAGGGCGCGTTCGGCGATGGCGGTCGACGTTGCGCGCCGCTGGGCGCTCGTCTTGCCGGCGAGCTTTGCCTTGAGGGCGCGGATCTCGGCGCGGGCGGAACGCAGGGCCTTGTCCTTGCCGTCCTCATCGTCTTCGGCGGTCGGCTCCTCGCCATCTTCCTGCGCTTCCGAGCCCGCGGCCTCGAGCTCGTCTTCGCTGGCCCACTGGAACGCGCCGCCCTGCTCGTCGGTGAAGGTCACCGCGTAGTGGGGGCCGTTGCGCACTTCGGTGACCTCGGCCGGACGCTCGCCGACCATGACGGCATCGCCCTCGGCGAACGCCGGTCCCTTCGGCTCGTCGCCGTCGGGCTCGCCCGCGGGCTCGCTGGCGGGGGGCATGTCGTCCTCGGCGGCGAGGGTGCGGGCGGGGAGAGAAGCGGCGGGCTTGGCCATGGGGCGGGTCTCCGGTGCGGTGGCGGTCATCCCGCCGGGGGTGGACGTGGTGGGCTCGGCGAGCGACGCGAGCACGGCTTCGAAGGACGAGAGCCCGTCGGCCATGCCGGCATCGACGGCGGCGGCGCCGATGAGGCATCCCCCGCGACCGAACCGCTCGACGACGGTCTCGGGGCTCACGCCTCGGTATCGAGCGACGGCGCCGACGAAGACATCGGCGAGCGCGTCGACCTCGGCCTGCACGACGGCGCGGCCGTCTTTGGTCGTCACGTCGGGCCGCTTGTTCGGGCTGACCGACGACACGATCTCGATGTCACGCGCGCTCGAGGCGGCCGGGTTGGGCATCGCTCGCACGACGCCGATCGAGCCGACGCACGCGGTGTCGTTGACGAGGATCTTGTCGCAGGCGGCGGCGATCCAGTAGGCGGCGCTGGCGCCGGTGCCGCCGACGTAGGCGTAGATCGGCTTCCGTCCGCGCGCGGCGAAGATCATCGCGGCAAGCTCGGAGATGCCGTTGGCCTCGCCGCCAGGGGAGTCGACGTCAAGGACGACCGCCTTGATCTCCTCGGCATCGAGAGCCATGTGCAGATCGGTGGCGAGCACCTGCACGCTCGTGGCGCCCGACACCTGCGAGAACAGGTTGGCGCGGCGGAATATCGGTCCGTGTACCGGGATGACCGCGATGTCTCCGCGGCGCTCGACGGCGTGGGTGTTCTCGAGCGGCCGGCCGAGCTCGGCGGAGACCGCCTCGGGCCCGGCGCCTTCGCGGTTGGCGATAGTGAGGATCGTCCCGAGCCACTCCGGAGAGATGGCCCACGCGATGGCAGCGGCGAGGTGAAGCGCGCGAGTCATTCGTCTGGGTCCTGCTCGTCGTTGGGGTCGGTCGCCGGGGACGGGTCGTCGCCCGCGTGCTCGAGGTCGGGGCTACTCACGGAAGTGGTCGCGGGCGTCTCGTTGCTCGAGGTCGCGGGGATTGCCGATCGCAAGACATCGCCGCCCTCGATACGGGGGAGCCCGCGCGCCGCGCGCTCCTCGTTCGGCGTAGTGATCCCCGCGTTGACGCGCGTGGCGGCCGCCTGCGCGCGCTCCATGTCGATGTCGGCCTCGAGTTTCTCGTCGTCGACGGGCTTGGTGTCCCACCACGGGCGCGGAGCGACGGTCTCGTCGGCGAAATTCCACTCTCCGAACCGAACGAGGCACTGGCCGCGGAGCGCGCTTGGAAGCGTCTTGCCGTCGACGCGCGTGCGACCGTGAGCGACCTTGCCGTGGAGCGTGGCAGACCCGATCGACCCGCCGGACCCCGCCTGCGTCGAGAGGTTCTGGCCGAGAATACTGACCGCGGTCCCGTTGTCGGCGAGTTCGATCTGCGCGCGGAAATTCTCCTGCGAGCGCGCCACGCTCTCGACGAGCTTGAGGGTCTGCCCTGGGAGCAGCCCGATCGCGCTGTTGCGTCCGAGCGTCTGCAGGTCGGCGGCGAGCTGCTTCCGCTGGGTCTCGGTGCCGGTCGCCGCACCCGCCTTCGTGGGGTCGGTCTCGGCGACCCACACGCCCTGGCCAAGCCGCTCGGAATAGAACCCCCAGTCGGTCTGCGCGTACTGTTTCAGTAGCGTCCAGCGCGCGAGGGAGCGGTAGGCGCCGTGGACCCAGGGGCGGCTACGACCTTCGGGGGTGTAGACGATCCACTGGCCATCGCCTGGGCAGATCGGCTCACGTTGCGACGGCATGGACGACGAGAGCCCGCTGGGCCCGGCCGCCTCGACCATCCAAGATCGGCGCTCGTAGTCGTAGGAGAGCCAGCGCGGCGACCAGACCTCGAGTCGGGGGATCCACATCCCCGCGACCTCGTGCCAGATGATCTGCGCGAGCCCGACGCCGAGCATGATGCCCCACGCGAGCAACTTCTTGAGCTCCGGTTCGGGGAACGACTCCTCCCACTCGTCACCGATGATGCGCGCGGCTCGCGGGCCGGTTCGCCCGTCGCCTGCGGGGAGCACCTCGAAGGGCAGGCCGAGGAGCGCGTCGGTGCGGGTGTCAAGGACCGCCTTGACGCGATCGTCGCCCATCATCCACTCGCACAAGTCGGCGGCGAGACGGAGGTTGCCGCTCATCGCTGCAACCTCGGCGGCGCGGATGAGCGCGGGCGTCCACGTGTAATAGTAGCGGGTCGACGGCTCGCGAAGCACCGTCATGGACGGGCCGGATCCTGGCGGGAGGGCAGGGAGCGCCTCGGGCGATCGAGCAGCGCTGATCGTCCGGACGTTCGACATGAGGCCTACCGTGTGGAGAGGTTGACGATGGTGGGGCGGAGCCAGTCGGGACCGCCGCCAGCGATGTGCGTGTCGGGGACCGCCTCGAAGCACGCAAGTGCGAGGGCGTCGGCGTCGTCTGGGGACCGGCCGAGCCGCTCGGTAACGTCCCGCTTGCTCTCGAGCCGGATGCGCAGCCGCTCGTCGTAGTCGAACTGCGGCGCCGTGATCTGCGCTTGCAACGTGCCGTCGCTCGGGATGGCTCCTGTCGCGAGCCATGCCCGCATGGTGCCCCACACGTGCGAGCGAAGGTCTCGGAACGCAGGGTCGAGGCTCGCGCTCTGCGACGTGATCTCGACGAGCCGAAGGACGATCCCGCGCTGGGGCTCGCAGCGCTTGAGGAAGTCGACGACGCCGTTGTTGTTGGTCTGGTCGACCTTGACGCGCACCTCTTCGCCCGGCCGCGCGCGCGCCTCGATCTCGGTAAGGACGATGCCGGCGACGGCGCCGTTGTCGAGCTGGGCGACGGTCCGGATGTGGTCGACCCACGCGCCCCGACGAAAACAGATCGACGTGTGATCCTTGCCCATGCGGGCCGGGTCGACGCCAACGGAAAGCGGTTGGGAGAGGTCTTCGGTGCTCGGCGATGGAGCCCACCGCTTCTGCGCTCCGACCACCGTCTCAAGACCGATGTAGGCGCGCTCCGACTGCGCCGCGAAGTTGCCCAGAATCTTCACCTGGAACTCCCACGACGATCGACCCCACTCCTTCTCGCGCTGGGCGATGTAGGTGGGGAGTGCGAGGCCCGGTACGGAGTCCTCGCCTGTGACGTTGGGGCTCTCTTCGCTCGAGACGTGCAGCGTGCGCCAGAAGCCCGCGTTTTTGTGGAACGCGTCGAAGAAGTAGCCGGAGTCGCGGGTCGGGTTGCCGCTCAGGATCATCTTGCCGCCGCCCGCCCGGTTGCCGTCGAGCGTTGAGAGGATCTTGGCGTCGATGCCGGATGCCTCGTCGGCGATGATGAGCAGCGACGGTGACGAGTGCCCGAGGAAGCGCTCTGCCTTCTTGGGATCGCTGGCCGGGAAGCCGAAGATGACCCGTCCGTCGGCCCAGGTGATCCCGTCCTCGCAGTCGGTGAGGGCCGTCCCTCCGAGCTCGACGAGGGCGCCGCCGTCTTGCTCGCGTTGCTCGCGGGACTTGCCCCCGTTGTGCAGGCGGACGATCTCGGCGTAGAGCTGCGATTGCGCCTGGGTCGACGACGGGGCGCAGAAGATGACTTTGGCTCGGGACCGCGTGCAGACCCACCACAGGGCGATGATGGCCAGACCGGTAGTCTTACTGACCTTCTGGCCGGCTCGGATGGCGACGGAGTCGTGGTCTCGCACCGCGCGGAGGAGGTCGCCGAGGCGGGACCACACCCTGACCTGCAGGATCTCGCGCGCGAAGCCGATGGGGTCGTGCCGGTACCGCCGGGCAAGGCGCACCGCGAGAGCCTCTGTCGTCGGGGTCACGGCGCGTCGAGGGTGGCGAGGATGCGATGGAGAACGGGACGCAGGGCCTCGTGCTCACGCCTGGCAGCGGCCGGGATGCGCTCGAGGGCCCCGGCGAGCTCGTGAAGGTCGGCCATCTGACGTGGCACGGCGTCAGCGAGCCACGAGCTGGGTTCCTTCGACCACCGGGCGTGCTCGGCATGGGTGCCGGCGAGCAGGAGGTCGGCGAGGCCGTCGAACTGGCGCTCGCCCTTGCCGTCCCGCTGGCGCATCTTGGTCGCCCGCTCGAGGAGCTGCGAATAGGTGCGGAGGACGTTGGTCCGAACGCTCGGAGAGAGGCCGGGCTGCGAGATGACTTGGTCGAGGGTGGCGAGCTGGGCCTCGAGCCGGTCCGCCGGCGCCATCGTGGCCAAAGTGGCGGGCGACGCGGTCGGGGCGATGACCTCGCCCGGAGTAGCGTTGCGCACGCCGCTCACACTCGCCTGGCTCACGCGCAAGCGCTTCGCTACCTCGACGCCCGAGAGCCCCTTGGCGAGCAGGTCGAGGATCCGGCGCTTGGTAGACTCAGGGAGCGGCTTCGCCAATTCGCCAGCCTTCGTCGAAGCCGTGCGGATCCACACGCGGTCTGCGGGGATTCCAGCCCGGTTCGAGCGGGTTGCCCTTCACGAAAGGGCGGGTTTTCTTAGGTCCCAGAGAGCGGGGCGCGGGGGCTCAGGCGGATTGCGCAGGATGGGCTCGACAAGCTGGACAGGGAGGGCGACAAGTGAGCCA